ACTTCATCGGCTCAACGCTCCCATTCGGCTACGGGAAAATCAAGAACCCCGAAGGCAAGGGCCATATACTCGTGCCGAACGAGCAAACGCCGATTTTGCAGATGATTTTCAGACGATACTCGCAAGCTACAACACAGAAAAGCAGGATAGCGCCGACGAAGAAACTCTCTCGTTCCTCCAAGCCGAAATATCGAAGAAAGACAAGATGCTTGAGCGTGTCGATGAACTCTATGAATTAGGCGATTACAGCCGCACGAAATACCTTGAGCGCTCGCAAAAGCTTCAAGCGCAAAAAGCCGAATTGATGAAGCAGCTTGAGGAAGTGGAAAAGCGTATTAGCGAGCGCGATAGCAACCGCAAGAACGCGGTGCCCATCCTCACGAAAGTGCTTGACGAATACCATACGCTTGACGTTAAGGGAAAGAACGACCTGCTGAAGATGATTGTAGACTGCATCACTTACAGAAAGCATGAAAGCGGCAGCGACATCGAGCCTGAACTGGATTTCAGGCTCTTGATTTAATCCGTCTGCAAGCATCGAGTATCTGATTTATCGGAAACCCAATGCGTACAGAAACACAAGATGTAGTAGCGTCTTGGCTGCCATATACAACATATAGGGGGAAACCGCTTGGTTTCCCCCTTTTTTCGCTCGAAATGCCCCTACACCCACTAGGGCCTGCCATTTCTAACGCCTTAGAACGCTTCTCAGCAAGCCGTTTACCAGCGGAAACGTCAAGCCGTTCTCTTCCACATGTAGACTGCCAAATAGGGAGGAAGGTTGTTGCGAGCCTTGCCTCCGCCCGCGTACATCGTCTGGACGTTGCCGCCATATCCCTTCTTTTCCTGCGCCTGAACCGTCATGAACGGGGTGGCATTGCCAGACGAGTTGAGGTTGTCAATCTCATGGTTGTGCCTTGGCATTTCATCGACGGTCAGCGTGTGCGCTGATTCGCCGCCCGTGCTCCCAGCCGCGTATGTCGAATCGGCACCGAGAAGGAAGCGCCCGCCTATGCGCTCCCACGTCCCTCCGAACAACGAAGCGGGATTCGCGTCGGTCACGCTCAGGTAGATTGCCCCTACTGGGTAAGCTCCCTGCGCGGTGAGCCATGCGGACTCTCCAAGCTGCAAAACGTCCGATTGGCTGGGCAGACAGTTCACGCCTACGCTCGATTTCTTGGTGTCGATGAAGAACGCGGGAATGCCCTTGCCAAGAGTGAGGTTGTAGTTTGTCGATTCCAGCTTGTCCGCGATAGTCACAACGAAGTCGTAGGCGGAATCCCTGTCGCACGTCACCGTGGATTGGATGGAATCCTCCAACTCGATTGGCGTCCCGTAGCTAGAATCCGAAACCTTCTTGAACTTCGCCGTGATGGTGACTTCATTCTTTCCGTTCAGGTACGAGTGGCGGGCGTGGGCCGTGATGTACGTTGTCGGCTCGAAGTTGTTCAATCGGTGTAGGTCGATTACGGCAGTTGGTGCGCTGTAATCATCGACGGTCACCTGAACAGATTGGCTAGCGGTGAACCCACGACTGTCGGTTGCCGTGACGGTCAGAGCCTGAGAATACGAGACGTCCACAGCCCCCAGCGAGACGGCCCCCGCAGCAGTCACGGTTTTCGTCACCCCGCCGAAGGCGATAGCATATCTCGCAATAGTCGCGCCCTTCTTCGCCGTCGCTGTCGGCACGGTCATGGTCAATACTGAGTGGTTCTGGATGATTCGCGACTTGTCGCCAGTCACCGCAACGGTTGCCGCGTTCGTGTCCTCGTACGAAACGGCCCCGAGCACTGGCGCTGCATCAACGACGTCCATCTTCCTTTCAGCTCGCGAGTAGTACGCGGTGCCGTCGATGGTCGTTTTCAGAATATATGTGCCCGCAAGCGATGCCGTGTTCTTGCTCGCGTTCCTCAAGGCCGTGCGCTCAGAATCTGTGAGCTGCATCGTGTACGAGCCGCCCACACCGCTTATGGCCCCAGCCCTCGTGATGCTCCCGCCCGCGAACTCGATTGATAAATCGCACGTGAAGCCCGATGGGTTGCTGTACGCCAACGTCGGGTTCGTCTCGTCCGTGAAGTCGTTCGCCGTGACGATGGTGGCGTTTCTGGCTATCTTGTCGAGCGAGATGGAGCCTGAAGCGACGATGCTACCGACCTTCTTGCCGTCGATTGTCGCGTTGATGTTGAACGTGTCGGTGAGCTGGGCGGTCTTCGTGCCGTCCGCGTCATGCGAAACCCTGTGTACGGTCGTGCCGAGAAGCACTGAGCCGCCCTTCTGGTTGATGCTCCCCGACGTGTAGCCATGCGAAACACCTCCGACTGAGCAGGTGTTCGTGCGCGAAGCGATGTTCAGCGAGTACGCGGAGCCGATGACGAGCGTGTGATTGACGGTCACGTCGGAATAGTTGCCCGCCGCGTTCTGAACAGCGCTCCAGTCCGCCCGCAGCGTGTACCCTCGATAGGCGCCTGTTATGCTTCCGCTTGATGCCATTGCTTTTCCCCCTTCCTATGCGAGCGCGACGAATGCGATGCCAGTGCTTGCGTCCGTCTGAATCGGTACCATCTTCATCAGGCCGCCGATAGCGAGCGAGCTGTTGATGTACCCGCTCGCCATGTAGAACACGCCGTCGGTAACGCCGTAGGTCGCGTTTCCCTGAGCGTCGTAGCCGACAAGCCCCTGCGAAGCGTTGATTTCGATGCGCGAGCCGTCGTTGGCCCGCATGCGAAGCCCGTCCTTGTCGAGCTGCCCCAGAAGCGAGCCGCCAGCCGAGCGAACTTCCATGACCCCGTTTCCGTTGTCGCTTCCACCGAGCTTCAGCGTTCCGCCCTTGATTAAATCGGCCACGAAGTTGATGACGTTGATGTGCTGCATGTTCATCGTGCCGTCGATGCCCCACGCGCTCTCGAAAGTCCCGGCGATTCCGTTGCGCGAGAACGCTATGCCGTTGTCGTTAATCATGATGACGTTGTGCGCGTCCTCCTTCGGCAGCGTATCCAGCACCATGATTTTCGAGCCGTCGTAGATGACATAAGAAGCTCCAAGCGACTGCGTGATGCTCTGGGTCACCGTGTCCGCGACCCCTTGAATCGCGTTGTTGACCGTGCTCTGCGCGGCGCTCTGTGCGGACGATTGGAGCGTCCCGGCAAGCCCGCCGAGCGTCTTTGTGAAGTTCCCGAACTCGATTTCGGTGTACTTGCCGAGGATGCAGTCATACGTGAATCCGATGACGCTTGTCAGGATATGCACCCCAAGCCGCTCGTCTATTACCTCCACGGTATCGCCTATGTCCGTCACGCGCTCCATGTCCGCCTTCAGCGTGTAGTTGACCTTCGGCATGCAGTTCTTGTCGACGTAATCCTGCGCCTGCCGTCTCAGGTCATCGACCAGCGCCTTTCGGTAGGCGGTCTCGTCGCTGCCGTAATCTTCCTTGTTGATGTCCGATTGCGAGAACGAGACGGTCTTGGTGTACGGGATGCTCCATTTCTTCTCGCTCTCGACGTAGATTGACGCGCTCGCGTCTTGGTCGTTGAGAAGGATGCCGTCCGCGCCCACCGGCAGCAGCTTCGTGACGACGCCGCTCCAATCGTACTTGCAAGTCAGCTCCTTCAGGTTCTTGCGGTACCTGACGGTCACGCCGTTGTCTGCGCCGATGGACTGGCGCAGCTCAATGCGGAAGTTATCGCGCACCAGATGCCCGCCCCAGCGCTCGATGACCGTCTGGATTGCCTCGTAGAGCGACTTGCGGACGCAGCGGAACGAGTCAATCGTCTGAACGTCCGAGATGGTGGCGAACTCGCTCTTCGGCTCCGTCGCTTCGTTCAGATGGTCGAGCGCTGCGTTCGCCGTCATGTCCACGACATACGAGTCGGCGATGAGGTAGTTCTTGGAGTCATAGAAGACGTGCCAAGCCTTCAGCGAGACCTTTGTGCTCTTCTTGGTCATGTCCGAGATGCGGAACGCCTGCGCCCCCTGCGGCGTGTCGGCCACGATTAGCCGCCCGCTGGTCAGATAGTCTGCGTACTTCGTGCTCGCTTCAATGTCGAGATAATAATCGCCGTTGTCCTTCTTGGTCACCTTGGCCTTCGTCGGAAGAACGACTATATCTCCGTTGGTGGTGAAGCTCTTGTCGGTCGCTTCGAAAACCCTAATCATAGATGCACCTCCCTATATGCCAAGGGGGCGCATCGCTGCACCCCCTTGAGCGTTCAATCTTTATACGGCCCTAAAGCTCGATGCCGTAAATGTCCTTGTAAGCCGCCTTTGTGGCTGCTTGGTACTTCTTCGGGACGCTATCAAAAGTGCGAAGCCCCTTGAAAATCAAGCGCGCGTAGATGTATCCCATGATTTAAGCCCCCTCTACGATTCCCGCCACAGCTTCCTGAAGCTCGCTGATTTGCTCTGCGTTGATTTCGTCCTGCCCCTTCACGCGGTTGGTGAAATGGGCAACGACGTTCTCGCCGTCAGTCTCGGCATTCACGGAGACGGGGACTAGATGCTGCACCGTGGAGCCGTCGAACGTCGCGCCCTTCAGGTTATCCTCGGTGAACTCGGCGCGGATTGCGTCAAGCTCCGCGAAGGTTGCGACGACCGCCACGCAATCGAGTGCTGTGCTACCGTCAGTGAAATTGATGGTCTTTCCGTCTGCGAGTTTGTAAAGCTTTGACATGGTTTCTCCTATTTTCCTTCTAAATCATCAGGGTCAGTATATATCCAAGGTACTGCGCCGTATAGCGCGTTATCAGTTCCGGAAGGCGCAACCCCTGCGTATATGTACACATAAGGGTCATCATTGTTTTTACCCGGAACCCAAATTTGGCCAACGTTGTTGCTTTGCCTGTGTACCAACGGGCTGTAAAAACTATTGTCAGGTCTAAACTTTTTAGGAATTGCGTCAGTCGACTTCAACGGCGTTCCTACGTTTACACCAGTAATGCCAGCAACTGTAAGTGTCGCAATGCCTCCTCTGGCATAGAATGCAATTTTGCCGCCATTCTCCCCGCCATCGTATAGCAGGAAGTACGCACTCTTGAATACGGAGTTCCCGATGGTAGCAAGCTCACCCGTTACCGTCGTGGCGGTCGAATTGGAATCTGAGATGGCATTGCCCTTGACGATGGCGCTCTTGACCTTGCGCAGAATGCCGTTGACCACCACGTAATCGCCAGCCTTGTACGCCTGCGAGGCGGTGGCAGAAGATTCCACCGCCGCGCTCGGGACGATTTGGCGCTGGAGCGAAATGCCGTCTGAGTTGTTGACGGTGTACGTGGATGTGGTGCCATCTGTGTATCTGATTGTGTAGGTATCGACTGAGCCGGTCGTGCCGGTCTTTTCGATGCTGGCGACTCCTCGCCCGTCTTTTCCCTTGACGTTGCCGATTAGTGTCTTTGCCATATCATCACCCCTTTGTCACATAGTATAAGTTGCCAGTCGATGAATCGTATTCGAAATCTGGCACCTTGTCCGAATCCGAATGGTACACCCAGAGGTTGCCGTCCGAATCGACCCCCATGTTGAAAAGGCCCGACACTGGAACCGATACCGTGTTCCCCGTATCGCCTTTCTCACCCTTCTCGCCGTCGCGCCCGTTCTTGACGTAGAAACTGCTCTCGGTTCCGTCCGTCATCTTGACGGTGTAAGTGTCAATCAGGCCGTCGGTCGCAGTCTTGTCGATTGACTCGATGCTCGCTCCAGCTTCTCCTTTGAGCAGCATCACCTTGACGGTCTCGTCTATCTTCGCCATTTAAACACCCCCTAGAAAGTAATGTCCTGCATTATCTCGATAACGCCGCGCATGACCGTGAAGACGTCGCCGTTGCAGCCGATTTCAAAATCGTAGAAGTATTTCCCGGGCTTCGCGCTGGCCGTGTCGCCCGGAGCGACCCGCACGGTGTACGCGCCCGGCCCCACTTTGGAAACGCCGTCCGAAAGCGACTTTCGAAAAAGGAATCGGTTGTCGCTGCGGTTGGATTTGCAGGTGAAGTAGGCCCGCTCCAAATCCTGCCCGAAAGGCGCTCCCTCTTCGTCGTAGACCTGCAAGCCGAACGAGAGCGTGTCACCGCGAACCATCCGGATGTACTTATCTTCCATCGTGAAATTAGCTCGCATCATAACCACCTCGAAAAATCTTCTACCCTGATTGCCGTGACGTCACCGCGCCATGACATGACGTTCTCCCCGACGTTCAGGCGCAAGTCGGCGTAATCGCCCGTGACGCGACGATTCATCAGGGTATCGCCATGATATGCGTTCATTTCCTCGGCGTCTATCGTGATGCTGCCGCCTTCGATTGAGAACGACAGCACAGTAACCGCGTTGATTGCAAGCTCGGCGTTGCCGCTGCCGTACACCGTGACGGTCGGCCTTGACACGACGTTCCCGCGATTCGTCAGCGAGATTTCGTTGAAGCTGTCGCTCGCCATTGTGACGCCCAGCGTGAAGTCTACCGAAGTTCCGGCCTTAATATCGAGCCACAGCGCATCGTACTCGGCGTTCGGGTCAGCCGTTGCGGTCATAGTCGAGTCGCCGTCGCTCTTCAGCTCCATGTACGAGCCGCCGAAAGACCTAGACGGTGAGCCGTCGATGAGCCTTAGCGCGCACCCGGCAGCGCTGCCGCTAGCCGAAGCGGTCAGGGTGTAGCTGCCGGAAAGCGACATGCTCTCGATTTGAACTTCCATATCGACATCGCTCGTCGCATTGCCAGACACCCTGATGCTGCCGTCGCTCGAAGTGACCGTTATGCCGAACTTGCTGGCCGCCGAATCATAGACGTGCAGGAACTGGTTTACGATATCGAAAGTCCTGTCTACCGCATCGTGCTTGAACGGCTGAACGTGCATCTTGACCTTCGCCGTTCGGAACCTCACCAACCGCTCGAAGTCGATTTGTTCGAGAATCTGGTAGCGGTAGTACTTGTCAGGCTCGTTGCCGAAAACGACCTCGCCCTCCGAATCGAAGAAGGCGATTGCATCGTCGATGTCGAAGTCACCGTGAAGGCCGACGCCCAACTCCTTGTCGTAGGCGGAATAGCCCAGCTTCGTAACGACATCGCCGTCGCGCCCGTCGATTGTCTCAATGGACGTGCGCATTTTCGGCTTGCTGATTGGCGGAAGGGACTGGATTATCAGTCCCTTGACGCTCGTGCTCTTCTCGCCGTTCAGCTCAATGTAGTTAATCATGTAAACACCTCCTATGCGTAAATCGCGTTCGTGACCGTGCGCTCCACGAACTTGCCTGCAACCTCGTCATCGAGAACGATGTGGACGCGTCCGAGGGCTTCGATAACGGCGTCAACGACGCTGGAATTGGCGACCGTCCCGGCTGCGGAATAGCCGCCGTATGCCATCTGCGTGTCGCTCACGAAAGCCGATGGGTCGGGCATGGCGTCCTGCATCTGGCCGACGACGCTGCCCATCTCGTCGGTGAAGCCCTCGCCGATGCCCTGTGCGATGTACTTGCCGACTTGGTCGCGGAACAGTCGCGAAGGGGAGTGGATGCCGAGGGCATCCTTCATGCCGCCGAGGATGCCGGACGCGAAGCTCTTAACCTTGCCGGCCAGCCAACCAGCGGCGCCAGATATTCCGTTCCAGATTCCGCGCACAATGTCACCGCCGATGCTGAGCACGCGGCTAGGCAGCGAGGTCAGCCCATTGACCACCGCGTTGAACATGTTCCTTGCGCCCTCAGCGCCCTTGCTCGCCATGTTACCAGCCCAAGAGCCGAGGTTCGAGATGACGTTGCCAAGGAAACTTGCGATGCGCCCGGGCAGCTGCGAGACGAAGTTGACGGCGTTGCTCAGGAATTGCGAACCAGCTCTGGTCGCGTTGCTGGCCATGTTCGATGCCCAGCCAACGACGTTGGAAATGACGTTGCCAAGGAAACTTGCGATGTCCGTGGGAAGGTTCTGGATGAAAGTCTCGACATTGTGGACGAATTGCGAACCCGCGAGCGCTGCGTTGCTCGCCATGTACGAAACCCAATCGGTAACCGTGTCGATGACGTTGTTCAGCCAGTCGGGGAACATCTGCGGCAGCTGCGAGATTGTTGTGCCGAGGTTAGAGAAGAAGCCTCCGATTGCCTGAATCGCATCGCCGATGAAGTCCTTGATGCCATTCCACACGTCCATTACAGCATCTCGGAAACCTTCGTTCGTGTTCCAGAGCACGACTATCGCGGCGATAAGCCCGGCAACAAGCCCGACCACCAGCCCGATTGGGGACGCGAGCTGCGCGGCATTGAGAAGCCGCTGCGCCACTGTCATCCCTTCGGTCGCGGTCTTCCAGCTTCGGAACGCGGAGACCATCGCTTCGACCTTCTGAGCGGCCATGATGCCGCCCAACGCTGTGGAGATTCCCGCCAGCAGCGGCGCTATCGTCGGCAGGTTGTCCTTCAGCCACGATATGCCTTTCTTGATTGGCGGGATGACCTTGGAAACGCCGTCGCTGATTGTGTTGATGAAGCCAGTGACGTTCTCGCTGCCGATTGCATCGTAAATCTGCATGAGACCATCGGTGACAGCCGCCTGCATGTTTCCCATCGCTCCCTCGAAAGTTGACGTGGAAGTAGCGGCCTGCTGGGCAGCGTCGGTGAAGCCCAGACTCATGATTGCCTGATTGAACTCGTCAGCCGTGATTTGGCCTTGGGCCATAGCGTCGCGGAAATTCCCCGTGTACGCGCCGTTCTGCTGCAACGCTTCTTGCAGCTTGCCGGACGCGCCGGGAATCGCGTCAGCGAGCTGGTTCCAGTTTTCAGTCGTGAGCTTGCCTGCGCCAGCCGTCTGCGTTAGCACCATCGCCACGCTCTTGAACGTGTCGGCGTTGCCGCCAGCGACGGCGTTCAGGTTGCCAGCGGCCTGCGTCAGACCCGTGTAGTCCTGAATGCCGTTGGCAGCGAGCTGCGCGGTCGTATTCGCAACCGTGTCGAGGTCGTACACCGTCTGGTCGGCGTACGTCTTCATATCGTCCTTGGCTTTGGAGATTGTCGAATCGTCGTATCCGGCGAAGCTCATGGTCGATTCGAACTTCTCCAGAGCATCGGAGGAGTTGATTGCTTCGCCCACAAGGCTCTGTATGCCGTTGATTGCCGACGTGAGGATGTTGCCAGCGAGGTTGGCGATAGTGCCCTTCAGGACGGTGAACCAGCCCTCGGCGTTCCGCGCCTTCTCGCCCGCGTCCTCGACCGATTCGCCGAGCTTTCCGCTTGAAGTTGCGGATTTGCCCATCTGAGATTCGAGGTCTTTGATTTCGCTCGCGGTCTTGTTTATGTCCGTCTGCGCGTTGTTCATCTGCGTGCGCATACGAGACATGGAGCGCTCGTTCTGGTCGTTGGCCGCGGTCGATTTATCGACCTGCTCTTTCAGCTTCTCGACCACCTCCGCCTGCTTCTTGTACTCGGGCGAAGTCGTTCCAAGCTCGCGCCCGATGCGTTCAAGCTCGGACTTCTCGCGGTTGTACGAAGCGACTAGCTGCTCGTGCTTCTCCTTATTCTGCTGGTACTCGCTGCCCATCTTCTCATACTGCTCGCGCAGCGTGGAAAGTTTCGACTTCTGCTCTTCGAGCCGATGGGTCAGCGCCGTCTGCTTTGCGGTCAGCGCCTCGATACTCGTGTCGTTCTTGTCGTACTGCGATGACACAAGCTTCAGCTCGGACGAAACTTCCTTCAGCCTCTGCGAGATGTTGCGCAACGCGGCGCGGTACTCGCTCTCGCCAGTCAGCTTGACCGCGCCACCGAAACTTGCCATATAGCCACCCCCTTGGTTAGAACCATTCCTCGTCGCTCATGGACTGCGCTTCGAGCTTGGCATACGTAGACCCGTTCGCCCTCAGCTGCGTCTCGATGTCGAACGTGTCCTTGTAAGCTTGGTAAAGCGCCCGGAACCGTCTGAGCGTCAATCTCCCGACTTCCCTGTCGGACGAAAGCCCCAAGCGCGTCCGCCCGATGAAGTAGTACCACGCGAAGTTAATAGTCGGGTCGTAATCGAAAATCACGTCTTCGTCGTGGACTATGCGTTTTTTGAATCATCTGCTGCGGAATCGACCACCGTCTGCTGCACCTTGCCCGTCACGGATTCAAGGCCGACAGCCGTCAGGATGCGGGCCACCTTGCGATGTGTAAGCGGCTTCTCGTCGGTGCCGTCCTCGTCGTTGGCGATTTCGATTCCCTCGTTAATCATCTGCGTAGCCCCGAAAACGAGCGCCTTGATATTAGGCTCCCCCTCTTCAGGCTCCACGAGCTTGCCCCACGCTTCGATGCTCCCGTACTCGTCCTGAATTGCTTCCATGACGTTGAGGTCGAAGGCTAGCTTGTACGTCTTGTCTTTGTACTCGATTTCCTGCAGTTTGCTTTTCATGCCGTTCCTTCCTCCTTTTAAAACAATGGGCCACGGCGATTGCCATGACCCATTATCGCACATCCTTTAGGCCGCACCTTTAGTCGCTGGCCGCCTTGAGCTTGTCCTTGACCCATGTAACGGCGGCTTCCTTGTTGTCGAACGTCTGCGCAGCAGACCAGTTGCCGTTCGCAAGGCTCGCCGCAGCTCCCTCGATTTCAGGCGTCTTGAAGTCAACCTTCTCGCCCTTCGTCTGGTCTTCCTGCGACGGTTCGCTGAACTTGACCTTGTAAAGGAACTCGCCCTTGTACTTCATTTTGCCGCTGACCATCTTGGTGATGACGCGACCGAGGCCGATGTAGGGGGCAACGTCGTTGGCGTTGCGAACCATCTCGCCCTTGCCCTCCGCTTCGTTCTCGATGGTGTGGCCGAGGATGGGCGCGAAAATCGTATCGTCATCGTCGGCAACTCCGAGCGTCACGGCCGCGCTGTTGAAGCTCTTGTCGGATTCGGCAAGAGCGTCCTCGGCGTAGAGCGTAGCGTCGTTGTTGGTCACGGAAACCTTGCAGGAAACCGCCTTGCCGAAAGACTTCGCGCCATCGTAGATCGGTGCTCCGTCCCCGGTTTCGGTGAGCTCCGCCCACCAGATGTTAGTAAGGCCGATTTTTGCCATCTAAATCCCTCTTTCCTTTGCGAAACTGAGCGTCACATGAAAATACCCCGTGTCGCTCTCGTACATGTCCCCAGAAGAGCGGGACGGCTGCCATGTCCAGCCCGCATCTTCGAGAACCTTCTTGACTGCTTCGACGAGCTCCGCGTGGTTGCCCTTGCTGTAAACGTCGAAGTCGTAGTAGGTGACGTACCCCAGCAGAGAATCGTCCCCGGCATATGAGCTATCATCGTACTCTCGACTGAAAATGACGTAAGGCTCGCCGTGTCCCTCGTAGGTCATGAACCGCACGGGAACCTCTTTGCCGTTGACGGTGAAGCCGTCGAAAATCTTGACGATTTCAGCGTTCATCGGCTCACCCCTTCGGCAGGTACTTGTCCTGCACCTTTTTCATGGCCGATTCGATTTCGCTGCTCACGAAGCTGCGACGCATGAAAGGATGCCGTGGATACGTCGAATTGCTGCGCCCGTATTCAAACAGGTTGCACACCAGCGGCGCTGGCGTTCTCTTCCCGTCCTCGTTGGTGAAGTAGCCATAGAACGCGACCTTTGTTGCAACGCCGTCATCGGAAGGCGTCTTGTATGAGCGGGTCAGCTTCAGGCACTTCATGATGCCCGACCTCATGAAGCTCGACGGGACGTTGGACTTGACGTTCGCCAAGACCTTCTTCGCCCCCTCGCGCGTCATTTCCTTGAGCATAGTGTCGGTGCTTTTGTCGAGGAACTCGAACTGCTCCATAAGCTCGGTCGGGAGCTGTTCGTCGAATGTTGCCATCAGTGCGTCACCTCCTTCGCCTGAATCTCAAGCTCGACGTTCGCGTAGTTGATGTTATTGAGATATTGAATCTCGTATCGCCTACCGTCGAAAAGCACGACCATGTCACGGTCGATTTTGGTTGTCGGCGGGTAGCGAATCGTGAAGTTCGTCGTTGCCGCCTCAAAGCTCGTGCCGCTCTTGATGAGCGTGTACCCGCGAGTCGTTCTCACGCTAGCGTAGGCTTCGAGGATTGGTTCGTCAACCGTGGCCGGGAACCCTTCCGCGTCGTGCGATACCTTCGGCTTGACGATTTGGATTCGGTGGTCGTACTTGCCTGCGTTAATCATCGTGCATCACCGAGGGGAGAAGGTTGACGGAGTGCATGTCGAGGATGCTCTGCACCATGCGGTTGACGTTCGCGGAATCGACATACAGGGCGCGGTTGTCGTACATGTCCTGTGCCAGCACGAACAAGGCGATAACGAGGTCGCTGGATTCGTCCAGCTGCTCCATCGTAAGACCCGTGTACTTGCACATGTACGCGGTTGCCGCGCCGATAATCGTCTTTAGGAACCCTTCCTCGGAAGCTGTCACCTCGCCGACCCGCAGGTATTCCGCAAGGTCGGTCGAAGTGACCTCCGAGACTGTAGCAATCTGGTTCATCTAATCCCCCCTACTCTTGGGGATTCGCGTCCCCAGACTTCTTGGTGCTCCTGACGCGCTTGGGCTTGACCTCTTCGATGTAGCCAGCCTTGGTGAGGTCGGCGACGATTTCGGCGTCCTCAATCTCCCGCGTCTCGCCCTCATACATCGAGATGACGCCGCTGAAAGACTTCAACGCCTTATGCACTGGCCATCACCAGCTTGGCCAGCTTCTGCGCGTCCTGAACCTTGGAGTCGAACTCGAACCAGCTGATGACGCCAGTCGCGTGCTCGTCGGCGTACTTCTCACGAAGAACCTGCGTCGTGATGTTCTCCGAGAACTTAGTGGCAAGGCCAGTCATATCGCCGTAGTAGATGGTCGTTGCTTCAGCCTCGATTTTGGGCATGTAGTCGGACACATAGACCGGCTTGCCGAGCAGCACGGTGCCGAAAGGCGAAGAGATGTCGTCGTTGAGCAGGTAGTGTCCATCGGTGTCCTTCAGCAGTCGGAGCGCCGTTCGGGTCGCAGGGGACATAATCCAGATTGCGTTGTTCTGATAGACGTCCTTGACGGAATCCTTCAGCTTGACTACTTCGTCGGCGGTGATTGCGGTACCCGCAGCGGTGGTCACGGCGTTGGTGAGCTTGGAAAGGCCCTCGACCTTGTCTGTGGTGCCGATAAGCAGCTCGCGCTCGATGAAGCGCGCGATATCCTCGCCCATCTGGTTGACCACGAAGGAGACGATATCGAACTGAGAGTTATTGATAAGGCTGTTGCTAATCTTGGAAAGCGCACCGGCAAGGAAGCCGTCAAGCTCGATGTTCTTGAACTTGCCGTTGCGGGAAGTCAGCGGGGTGAACTCCTCGGCATACGCGACAGTGATGCCGCCGTCCGTGGTGTCGTAGTACGGAATCTGGAGCTTGCCCTTGACGTTGTACTTCTGGGACTTCGCAAGAATCGGCGAGACGTCGTAGACCTTCTTGATAATCTGCTGCGCGATAGTGGTCGGGATGACCGAACCGCTGTCGGTCTTGGTCAGCTCGCCCGCACGCTCGTGCACGACGCGGCCACGGATGAAGTTCTCGAAGGCGCGGGTGTCCTGTTGCTCCTGAGTCGGCTTCGGCTCGCCGCCAGCGGGTGCAGGCTCCGGCTTCGGCTTCTTGTCCTTGGAATCGTCAAGCTCGTCACCAATCTTGAGCGCTTCCTTGATTCGCTTGACGTCGTCGCGAATCTCTGCAAGCTCTGCGGCCTCGTCCTCGGTAAGCTCGCGCTTGTTGACCTCGGCGTCGGCCAGAATCTTCTCCGCCTTGGTAATCTTGTCGTTCTTCAGCTCAATGAGGTTCTTGTAGCTCATGGCTCGGGTGTTGAAAATCTTCTGCATTGCTAGTCCTCCTTCATCTCGGCAATCATTGCCTTGAATTTGCTGTAATCAATTTCCTGCTTGGTTTCACGTGAAACATCGTCGGGCTTGTCCTCTCGCGTTTCACGTGAAACATTGTGTTCATCATCGTCGGCGTCGAACGAATCTGAGACGAACATACTGTTCTCGGAATCCTCGCTGCGGGCCATGATGAGCGTGCCGTCGTAGGCTGGCACCTTTGAGCGGTCGAGGATGGATACCTCTTGTAGGTCGAGGTCGTTCACCTCGCGGGTGAGCATGCCGTTCTCGACGCCGTTCTTCACGTCGCGGTCGTAGAACCCAAACGACCATCCAACCAAATCGCCGCGCTTCGCCATCTCCATGACTTCCTTGTCTGAAATGGTGCATTTTGCGCGAAGGCCGATGTTGTCCTCGGTCAGCTCGAGGTTGCCCTTCTTGGTACTGCCGAGGTCGCGCTGCCAGTCGTGGTTGAGCAGGACATGAACGTCGTCGTTCCTCTTCAGGGCACGCGCGAACGCGCCCTTCTTGATTCGCTCGATGAACTTGCCCATGCGCGAAAGCAGCGGCTTGCTGTTTCGCTCAACGGCGTTGACGTAGCCCTCGATTTCGACCGCGTCTTCACGGATGTTAATCTGCATTTGCTTCACCCCCTTGCGCCTGAATTGCGCCTCCAGAATCCGAAATGCCAGCCGCCTTCGTGGAGTCCGTGTTCGGGGTGTACGTCTCTCCCGTGGCGGTGTCGAAGAGAACAGAGCCGAGTCCGAGGTCGATGAGGTCAAGCCCCTGAACCTCGTTCATGTTCTCGTTGCGGCGCATTTCGTTAATCGTCATTATGCCACATTCTTTTGCAAGCTGGTACGTCTCGTAACGCTCCTTGAAGCTCGCCTTGATGATTTCGCGGCTGTCGAATGCGAAGAAGTAATTTCGCTTCTCGCGCTCAAGGAGAAGGTCGCGGTTGAGCGCCGTCTCGAAAGCCCTCACGATTGGGTAGATTGCGAACTTCCACGTCTCCTCGAAATTTTCCTTGATGTGGAAGATGCCGTTAATCTCGTCGGCCATCGTACGCTTGTTCTCGTTGAGCTGCATCTCGGTTGAAGTGCTCGACGCTTCCTGAAACTCCAAGCCGTTGTTCAGAACGACAACGTTTTCCTCGCTGTTGCCGTAAAGGTTCGACCATGCGCTCTTGAGCGCGTCGATTTCCTCCTGCCCCAGCTTGCGCTGCGACTTCAGGAACCCGCGCTTGTTTCCGCCCGCCTTCACCAACCCAAGCTGGTACATGAGCGTTTGGTATCCCGTCTCAAGGGCCTTTGCGACCTCGACCGTAAGTCCGACACCGCTTGCGCCGTCCTTCGTGTTGCGCAGAATCTTGATGAACTCGAAGGGCTTGTACGTCCCGTCACCGACGATGATGTCGTACGACTTGTAAATCGGGTCGCTGTTGATGTTGATGCTCACCGCGTCGCAATTAACGTAATAAAGGCCCGTCACGTCGTTTCGGCTGCGCTCGATGTAGCAATAGCCGCCCTTGCCCATGAGGTAATCCTCGACCATCGCCTTTTTCAGCTGGAAGCCGTCCAGCGTGTCACCCGTGTCCCCGTTGAGCATATTCGTTCGTGGGTCGTTCTCGACCTCTTCGACCACACCCTTCTTGGTGCGGTACAGGCGCACCGGCATGCAGGCCACGGCGCTCGTGATGAAGTCAACGGCGCCAGATACTGCGGGCAGCATCATCGCCTTGCCACGGTCGATTGGCTCGTTTGCGAGCAAAGCACGCAAGAGCACGTCGTTCACCGTGCCGTCGTTGCCGATTATGTTCTCGGCTGAGCGCTTGCGCTCCTGTCTGTTTCTGAACCACCCCATATAATCCCCTCCTAGATGACTTGAACCGTGAAGTCGGGCATCTGCCCGAATACCACGTCCTGCTGTAGCAAATATATCGCGTTTATCAGGGAAACCACCATATCGACCTTGCCCTTGCTCTTCTTCTTGTGGACGTACATGTTTTTATTCGTGTCATACGAGCAACGCGCGTTCTGGAAGTTGATTTCAAGCAGTTTGTTGTCGGTGTACTCGAATTCCTCGTTCAGCACCTTTTCCTTCAGGAGTTTCGCGGGGCTGTGGAGCACGCTTGAATGCTGCCTGATTTCGACGGTATTGTAGCCTGCTCCTTCCAACTTCTGCGCGGTGCTGAGCGCGTTCCATCGGTCGTAGCCGATTGCCTGAACTTGCACGCCGTACTTTTCCTCGATGCCGAGTATGAAGTCCTCAACCGCCTTGTAGTCGATAACCCTGTCACCGCAGGCGATGCACTTCCCAGCCCTGACGAACTCGTTGTAGTCGATTTTCTCGTATGCGTTCTTCTCGGGTATGCGTCCCTCTGGAACGAAAGCAAAAACATCAGCGAGTATGTTGCCGTCATCGTCGGCGGCAACCATCGCCACGGCAGTGTTGTCGTTAGTCTCCGAAAGGTCTAGCCCGAGATACACGACGCGGCCCTTCCAGTCTATGTCCGCGACCTTGCAAGCCTGAACGTCCGCAACATCGATGAACGTCTCCGTGCCCTGTCCCTGATAGATGATGTTGCAGTGCTTGGTGAGGAAGTTCTCGCGTGCCGATTCTACCGCGATAGCGTAGGCGCGTTTCTTCTTCAGGTCTTCCCAAATCTCTGGTATTTCAAGCGAGACGGGGTTCGCCTGACGCATGACCAAATCGTCCGCCATCCAGTCCTTGGTTTCGTCTGGCTCGTAGAGCAATGCGAACAACGTATCGTCATCGGCAATTCCGTCGAGAACCTTCTTGGCGTATGCAACCTCGTCCTCGAAAGGGTTGTCAATTGTCGGGTACTTGGTCGAGATTATGAAGCCTAGCTTGTTGAGGATGTTGAGCTGACCTGACTTCATGGCTTCAATTGCGTAGCTCGTCGGCAGCGCCCCAACCTCGTCCGCGCAGAACGCACTCGGGAGTCGGCCATCCATCCTCGATGTCGAATAGCTCAGTGGTACGTATGTCGAACTCTTGGGCTTGAAAGTGATGCAGTCGCGCAGAATCTTGAAACGTTTGTTTCCCTTGTACTCGTACACCAGAGGGGACGAGCGCAAGGTCTGCGCTATCGCCTCTCGAATCTGCCTTGAAAGCGCCCCGTCTGGTGCGACCGAGAAGAACTCCGCAAATCGCGGCTCTGTCAGCATGAGGATGATGAAGATTGTAGCAATGGCATACGTCTTGAAGTTCTTGCGGGAGATTTCCATAAGCCCGATTTCGTAGCGGCGCTTCTCGGGGTTGTCGCGGTAGACGGTGCAGAGAACGGCGATGTAGAGCAGCCATTGGTAGCCGGTGGTGCATTCGTAAAGCGTCTGCCCAGCCTTCAGGCCCTTCGGCATTATGAGCAGCTTGAGGATTGACTCGACCTGTCGAATCTTCTCGTCGCTGACGAAGTACTTGTCGCTCTTGCCCTCGCAAACGTCCATCCAAAGGCGCATCTGCTTACGCACGTATCGCGGTGTGGTGTCAGCGTCTATCGCACGCTTGCAGTACTCGTAGCCCTTATTCACCGCCATCGCTGTCACCGTTGATTATCGCCATGAGCGGGTCATAGTCAGAGTCTCGTTCCTCGTCCTCCTTGGCGAATCCCTTGATGATTTTCATTAGCGTGGTAACCGTGCGGTTGGCGCTGTCAGTGGTCTTGTTGTACTCGGTCACGGCTGGGTTGACGTAGATGTTGGCGCGCCCCTTCACGTACTCCTTGGTGACTAGCGTCCCCGTTTCCTTGATTGCCTTTTCAAGCTCGTCGAGGTTGCTCAGCTGCACCTGGTAGCGCTTGAATGTGGTCACGAAGAAGAAGTTCGTCTGCACGCCAGTCTCTTCCGCAATGCGCAGAATCTCAACTGCCTGCTCATTTAGCGATAATTTCTGTTGCATGTTTTACACCTCGTTTAGCAGTTTCGCCTTTTGCCCAGTGAAGTTTTCCCAACGCTCTATAATCACATCCACATAATGAGGGTCTAGCTCCATCATGTAACATTTTCTGTTTAGCTGTTCACATGCAATCAATGTGCTACCACTACCGCCAAATAAATCACATATATTTTCATTTTTGTCCATGTCCCATTCGGCGAACTCGCTCGTCTTGTTGTCCGCCAGACGGAACGCCTTCACCTGCTCGGGTGTCAAATCGTCCGCCACGATTACGGGAACCTGTTTCAGCCCCAGCTTGTGCGCAGCCTTCAGCCACGTGTGACCGTTGATGATGACGTTCTCGCCGTCGACAACGATGGGAACCTTGAAACCGAACTCTTTGATGCTCGCGGCTACCGCATCCACCGCGTTGTCGTTCAATCGCGGGTTGTTCGCATACGGAATCAGCGAATCAGCGTCCATGTAGGTCACTTTTGTCTTGTTCATGCTTTGAAAACTCCCTTCTCGATGTTCTGAAAGCCGCTATGGGGGAAACGCTCGAAAGAATCCCCGATAATCGCCCTTATTGAATGATAATCGCAGTTTTTGACCGATAAACCGCCGTTTTCCAAAAAGCCCGGCAGATTAGAAATTTTATCTCTGTACTGGGGCCCGTTGATAGCGCGGCAGCGCGCCCGAATTCCCACAGGGTAGGGGGGGGTTGGCTTGCCCTAGGTTATCCGAGGCGTTCCCCTGTGCCCCTGCCTTAATAGCCCTCGATCCTCTTGGCCGCAAGCCCTCGCAGGTATTCCTTCGTCAGCACGCCATCGTCCGCCATCCCATGGTGCGGCCTGCACAGGCACACGAGGTTGCCGTCCTCAATCAGCCCGTCCGGGTCTTCCCTGAGCTTCTCTATGTGGTGGACTTCCAATCCCTCGGTCGTGACCTTCCCTTGGTCTCGGCATACCTCGCACATCCAGTGCGCATCGTCTCGCACCTGTAGGCTCTTCCTCTTCCACCTAGATGTGAACCTGAGCCTGTCCGCGCCCGTCCTCTCGTACCTGTATGTCGGCCTCCTCATCGGGCATGGCTCACCGTATGCGTGCATCTTCCCGCACCTGCCGCAGGCCCTGTATGCTCCCATGTGCGTCCCCCCCCCCTTCAATCAGCAACGGGCCCCGCCGATTAGGTGGGACCCGCTTGGTGGCCTTGCTCAGGTGATTTGGCGCCGGTTATCCAACCGTGAGCACCTGTCCGGGATAGATGAGGTTCGGATTGGAGATACCGTTGATGTTGGCGAGGTGCTGCCACGAGGTGCCGTATGCTGCGGCGATGCCGGAAAGGGTATCGCCGCTCTTGACCGTGTAGGTCTTACGGGCCGGAGCCGATGCGCCCAGCTTCGCGTTCACGATTGACTGGATGGCGTCCGGGTCATATCCAGCCTGAGCGAGCCTGTTGCGCCTGTCGTTTCCGTTTCCCCATGCGCCACTGATGACCTCGTTTGCAATCTGCTCGTTGCTCTTCTTCGAGGGCTGGAGCTTTGCATTGACGATTGACTGGATAGCATCGTAATTATATCCGGCACTTGCGAGACGGTTGCGCCTATCGTCTCCGTTGCCCCACTGGCCTGCGATTACCTCGTCGGCAATCTGCTCATTGCTCTTCCTAGCCGGTGCAGGCGCCGGAGCGCTTGCCTTGCCCACGTACTTTGCCCACGCTGCGGCGTCCATGTATGCCTTGTCTAGGTCTAGGTTGCCATTGTATCCCGCAAGCCTTCCGGCTGAGCTGTACTGCCTGATAGCACAGTTATACGCGCCCTCGTTCCAAGGGCTGTCTTGGTATCCGGTAGCGTTGTTGCTCGCGTACTGTGCGACCCATGCTCCGCAATCGAGGGCCTGCGCGACGTCCCACGGGAATGCGCTTGCAGACGCGTAGATGAGCGGCTTGACTCCCGTGCGGTCGATGACTCGCTGGACGAGCTGCTTGAGGTAGCCGGTGTTGCCCCACGCGGAGTTCTCCGCGCTCTCCCAGTCGATGCACGGGATGCCCTTGCCGAAGTATCCTGCGCAATGGTCGATGAAGAAGTCAGCTTCTGCCTGTGCCCCGCTGCCGTCCACGTAATGGTAGAAGCCGAACGGCTTGCCGAGGGCAATGGCCTGCTGGACCTGCGAGTCGCACGAGCCAGAGACGAAATTCACGCCCTGCGTCGCCTTCACGATTACAAAATCACATGGGACCTTCGAGAGGTCGATTCCCGCCTGCCATCCGCTGATGTCGATTCCCTGCATTGCCATGTCTACTCCGTCCTTTCCGATACCTGCTTAGAGGTTGCCGCGCTTACACCGATGAGGGCACCGATGAGAACCCCGGTCGCGTTGAGCGTGAGCACGATTGCATCGACGTTCGGGATGCCCCACGCAGGGAACACCGCGCCGATGAAAGTCGCGATTGCGGGACACGCGATAAGTCCCGCCCATTTCAACCCGTGGTAAAGCTTGTCAGTGATGATGTACTCTTTCATTCTTTCCACCTTCCTAATCGTCCATTGTCGGCAACGCCATCATCTCGTCGTGGAGGTTCGTGGCGATGCCGTTGCCGCCTAGCCTGTGGTAGCTTTGATAGGTGCGCTCCATTACTTCCTTGTCCGCGGTCGAAGCGTGGCCGTCGCGCACGGCATGATGATGCGTCCGCACAATCTCGCTTCTCAGCAGCGCCCGCAAGGCCGATTTGAACAGCTCGTTCTCCTCTTCGGCCTTCTCCTTCTCGACGCGCCTGTTCGACAGCGTTATGCCCAGAAGGGCGACAACTGCCGCTGCCGAGTAGATTGCGAACTGCGAATCTAGTCCCGAATTCGACACGAGCGTTGCGGTCGCCGCCAGCACGGACGGGATGCACACCCATAGAAGTTTTCCCCAGAATCCCTGCAATTCCGCTCTTTTCCGATTGGTTTTTACACTCCCTTGATTATACGTCACGCGGAGCGGGAATTGCGGGAACGATGAAAAAGGCCCCGTTGCTGGGGCCTTCATGCTGCATCTCTTTCTGCTTTTACATCTCTTCTGCCTTGAGAAACTTGGGTCCGAGGTAATCGAGGTCGTAGTCGGATGCGGTCGCCCTATCGAGCTTGCTGATGTGGTAGATGAAGTTGTGGTACCTGCGGCCATCGGCTGTTCCACCTTCCGCCACGCATACGAACCCATCCTTTGGCTGGCACCCAATGTCGTAGGGGCGCAGGCGCATTCCGTACTTGTAAGTGAGGATTTCCATTGCTGTTTCCTTTCTCTCTTCCGCACTGGCTGATACTAGTATACACCTACAACAACCTTATGCAGGCGAGGGTCGGGGTTTTTCAAAATGAAAAGGGCCACCGTCTTCTGGTGGCCCTCGTGCTCTTCTATATGCGCTCAAAGAGGCTTGCGTAGTCCTCATTTACGTGATACCACGTTCCGTCGTACCTGACGGCTCCCAATTCGCAAAGCCTGTCAACGTCTTTCCCGTTCTCTGCGTTCTTCAGCCCGTCACCGCCAATCCACAGATTCCCAAGCTCGTCAACTGCCATGCACTCAGCCGCGTTGCGAACCTCTGTTGCGATTTCGTTATTCATCGTGGGTTCCTTTCTCTCTCCCATCTTGCTGTAACAAGTATACACCTATAACGACCTTATATCGGAAGTTTTTTCAAAATAAAAAACGGGAACCCTCTCGGATTCCCGTCAGTCCTATTTTCTCAAATCGGCGCGTATCAGCTCCTTGATGTAGCCCTGCTTGCTGGGTACGCTGTCGAGCTTTTCCAGAACGTCCTCGTCGGTTCGGCGGTTAAGCTTCAGGTGAACCTGCCGCGTGTTCTCGGCGTCGTACTTCTTCTGGGCCTTTATCTGCGCTTCAGTTGCCATGCGCATCACCTCCGGTTGTCGATTAAGTCTGCCAGCCTCTGCCACATACCCGGCCCCGAGCTGTCGAGGTTGCAGAGCGCGTCGTCGTTCCCGAACAGCGCCCTGCTCGCCCTGATGCATCCGAGGCAGTCGCCCACGGTCTTGTACGCGCTGCCCTCGTCCGCGCACCTGTGAGTGCGCAGGAACTCGACGGCCTCGCGCTTCTCCTTAGTCATCTTCAACCACCGCACCGCAACGCGGGCAACGCTCATACTTGCCGTATATCCCCTCGCACGGCCTGCCACATGCGCTGCATTCGTAGATTCTTACCTTGGCGTTTCCGTGGGTCTCAACGTCGGTGAGTTCCAAGTGGCATGTCGGGCGGTCGATTAGGTCTGCAATGCCGAGGGCCTCACATGCGTCAATGGCTACCTCGCTGTCATAGACTCGACGGTCTAGCAGCTCTGAAATCAGGTCGTCGATGTCGACGAAAGAGCCGACCTTGCCGGGTATACCGTACTCCCGAGCGCTGACCATATCCCGAAAGTTCTTGGCCCTCTCGTGGCGCTCCTTATCGGTAATCATCTGAAGTCGCCGCCTCCTTTATGCGCTGCTCGACACTGCTCGCGATGTTCTTCTCCCAGATGTTGAGGTCACGCATCGTCCTTTTGTGTCCTCGCACAACGGCCTCCTTGAACTGGATGATGTGCAGGAGCTGCGCAAGCGCCGGGTCATCCCCTACGCCATGTTCCTCTGCACGTTTTTCCAGCTCGACATAATCGGAAAAGTTCATCGTTCATCCACCTTCTCAACGAGGTCGCGCGGGTCCATCCGCATCGCGTCGGCAAGCGCGAAAAGGTTGCCCACGCGCATGTCACGCTGGCAGCGGATGAGGGCACTGAGCGCACCGGGCGAGATGCCCGCCATCTGCGCCAGCTGCTTCTGGGTAAGGTCATGGTCGGCCGGGTAGCGCTTGACCACCTTCTTGCTGACCTTATATTTGGTCGATGCTGGAGCTGCCATTGCACTCTCCTGTTCCATGCTTTTGCCGCTAGCTCTTCACTTGGCGCATGCGGCCCTTTTGTCTTGCAGTTCCAGCAATAGAAGCCGTATTCTTTTTCATCGCTGCCAAATGTTGAGAAGGTGACTATAAGCGGGTCAGTGGAGCCACAGAACGGACATGGCTTCAGCTTGATTTCGTCCATCAGACCTCCTTGGATATGGCCAGCGCCACGTATCTCTGGGCGAGGCCCTCGAAGTCATCGAGGATGTAGCCGATTCGGTAGAATGCACCGTTGAGCGGGTGCCTTGCCGCAGCCCTGACGTCGTAGCCTTCGTTCGCTAAGACTTCGAATACAATCTTGTCGCCGACCTTGAAGTTGCGGTCGTTCTTGCGAATCTCGAATGTCTTAGTGCCGTTCAAGACGGCATCGGCATACTGCTTCTGAATCTTGAGCGTATGCGTCGTCATTCGTCCTCACCCATCTTCTCGACCATTGAGCAATGCGACTCGTATGCGTAACTGTCGATAAACCATTGGGCATCTTCGGCGATTTCCGCAGTGCTCACCCTTTCGCCATCTATCTCCCCGTCCGGGATGTCGATGATGTAGTGCATGCAGGCCCTGTATTTCATTTGTCCTCACCCCTCAGCTTGCGGATGCGGTCGGCGATGCCGCGCATGGCAATCAGAACGCAGCCGTCCTTGCCAGCGGGGCACGATGTACAGCAATATACGTCTTTGTCTCTGTTGAAGTAGGCGCAAGCCTCTTGATGCCTAGCGTCACCTGCCGCGTACAAGTCTTCAAGCAGCCTCTCCCAGCTGTCGGGCGGGCTAAGAGTGAAGCTCTCTGTTGCGTAGATGCCCAAGTCATCTCGCCTCTTGAGTTCGACCCTCCATTGCCTCATGCTCGGTCTGAAGTTAAAGCAAACGACCTCGTACTCCTCGCCTGATACTTTCCCGTACAGTAGTGCCGTATCCAGCGGAATCTCGCGGCCTTCCGCGTCTTTCGGTAGCTCTACGGTCATTTGGTCTCCTTTCTTAGTTCGCTATATTTGCCGTTCTCGCTTGCTCAGTCAGCGCAGACGGCGCGATAATCGCTCGACCCTATACGGTCTAGGGTCAAGCCAAAACCACTCCTTATACGCGCTTAAAATCGGTTATTCGGTTTTGCCCACATCTGGGGAAGGTGCGCGGTCGAGAACCTTGTTGCGCAGTTCCGCGCAATCGGCGCTCGGATAGGTAGGCGCCACCTCTTTGCGGATAGCAGACGCGCATACAGCCACGCCATATGCAATGCGCGGTGCCATGGGGTCTTCATCACGCATATAGCCCCGGTAAAGCCTGTCCACCTTGGCTAGTGCCCTCTCCCACGCCTTGCAGCGTTCGCGGTACATCTTCATGCGGTCGCGCGTCTTGGACAGCTTCGATTCAAGCCCTCGGCAGTGGCGCTCTAGGTCTGCGTACCGACGCTTTAGGTCGGACAGCTCTTCGGCATAGCTTAGGGCCAGCGTTTGGTAGTCCTGCATCACAGCATCGACCCCCATCCCAGTGCCACGCGGATGCCGTCGGCGATGACGAGCATGCCGTAGCTGACTGCGGGAACCGCCTGCATGAGCAACAATGCCCCCGCGACGAACCCCGCGCACTTAAGCAGTCTCGATGCCATGAGTCCCCTCCTCGCTGAGCCATTCGCCCGTGAGCGCGTGATGCAGGTAGTTCTCGGCCTTGCCCAGCTCTATGTCTAGAGCGTCCTTCCTGCCAGCCCTCAAAAGGTATTTGAGCGCGTTCCCGACGTCCCATGCCTGCGACATGCCGAACCCTTCTGCGGATTCGACGCGCTCCATCACGTCGGCGATAATGCCCTCCGCTTGGATGCCGCGCACCTCGTAGCGTTCGTGCCCGTCCGCTTTCTCCATAACGTTCCTTTCTCTCTGGGATTCGCAGTGACGGCCTGTCTCTCGATGGTTTGTGCCGTTTGCCCTCTCCCTTCCTGATGTATCTAAGTATATACCGATGTTTACGAAAAGGGAAGACTTCTCGGGAATTTTTTAAGCGGCAATTCCTAGCATAGAAAAGCCCCCATTTCTGGGGGCCTTCTCCTACTTTACGAAAAGCACCTTGCATCCCTCTCGCATCTCATCTAGACGGAACCACGTGTTCACGTCGTAGTCCTTCTTGTCGGATTCCGTCATGTCCCCGACCTTTCCACTCCAATGGAACTGTGAGCCATCATAGAGGAGAACCTCATCGTCGGGCTGGAATCCTGTGTCGAAGATTGTGTTTGCCATTTGGGGGTTCCTTTCTCTCGATTTCCCCTATTGCGGTTACTAGTATATACCTATACCGAGCAGTCGCAAGCGAGCCTCTGAAACTTTTTTCGTTCATATATGGGTGCGGCCCACAAGGTCGGGACTTGCGGGCCGCTAGAGAAAGGAGACGCCGGTATAGGCGCGTCTACATTCTACCACGGAGGAACCTTCGGAGCTGCTTGGCTGGGCTTGACCTCTCGTAGTGCATCCGCCTCGCTATCGTCTCCCAGCTCTTCCCTTCCAAGAACCGCATGACGGCAATTGCCCTGACTCGCGCGTCTGGTATCGTCGCTATGAAGGCCATGACCTCAAGCCTTGCGGCTTCGACCGCCCGCGCCTGCCCTTCAATCGCCATCAGCACATCCGCGCTGCTCTCTTCGGCTGCGACCCTGCGGAGCGCGTCCAGCTCCGCCTTGAGATGCACGGCCTGCGAAAGCTCGCGCTCGGTCATAGCCCGAGAAGCTCCTTGGCTGCTGCCGTCCTCGCAGCGTAGTCCGAACGTCGGCGGTCTTGCCCATTGAAGGCCACGGGCACGCACATGTCCATGATGCGGCTGTAGATTCGCTGCTCGCCTATCCCATCGGCACCCATGAGGTCGCGTGGGTTGATGTTCGTCGTTACTATCAGCGGAAGCTTTGAGCGGTAGCGGGCGTCGATGACTGCCGTCACCTGCTCCGTCATGTACTCGGTACGTCTCTCGGTGGCGAAGTCATCAATAATCAGAAGGTCGAACTTCTGCAGGCTGTCGATGTACTCCTGCTTTCCGGCGAACCCGTTCTGCAGCTTGTTGACTATCCGCTGGAAGTTGGTCATGAGACACGGCGTGCCGCTCTCAATCAGCGCGTTCGCTATGCATGCGGCCGCAAAGCTCTTCCCGCTGCCGACGTTTCCGTAGAGCATCAGCCCCGTGCCGTTCTCCAGCATCTGCGGGAACTTCTCCACGTAGCGCTTCATCGCCGCCATCGTCTTCGCGTCCTTGCCATCGTCGTTGGCGAACGTCCAGTCGCGCATCTCTGAGTCCGGGAACCCGGTGCGGCGCATCCTGTCCACGCGCTGCATTCTCTCGCGTGCCCTGTCCTCTTCCTTGAGTCGCTCTTCCCTCTCGATTTCGCACCTGCACATGCAATACGGCTTGATTACCCTGCCGCCGCACTCAATCTCGCACTGCTTGGGCGTGTGACACTTTCCACAATACAGAAGGCCGTCCTTGATGTAGTCGCCCTCCTGCGGCTTGTGATTCTGGGCTGCCGCCTTGGCAAGCCCTTCGATGATTCCGCTTGTATCCATGTCTTGTTTCCTCCTTAATTGTTCTTCGGCGCGTACTTGCCGAGTCCTAGAACCTTGTCGACCTCTTCATCGCCGGTGCTCTGGTAGTAATAGTCGGCGTCTACCTTCTTGTTGAAGCCGTTTTCCTGTGCCCTTCTTGACTGCTGGGAATGACTCTGCCTGTCCTTCCGTGCCCAGTTCCGAATCGTCGCCAGATGGTTCTTGTAGCTCTTCCCATGCGACTCCATGTAGCTGCTTAGATTCTCGATTTTCTCTTCCCAGTCAGTGGGGAACTCTGCTTGCAGCTTCTCCATGTCTGAGTCTGAGAGAAGGACGTTTGAGTACTCCCCGTACTTGTGGCGCGTCTCCCTCTTCTGCGAGGGCCTATCGCATTTGATAGATGGATTGATAATAGACGGGTCACTGATAGATGAATCTTTGTTGCTACTTTGAAGTGGTACGGGGTCACACTTTGAAGTGGTACCCCCGTCGCACTTTGAAGTGGTACCCGTATCACTTTGAAGTTGTACGGCCTGTTCAGTTGGGCGATAATACGCACGAGTGCCGACCTCGCTATTCTTGACTTTTTGATGATATAGCAAGCCGAACTTTACCAGCTTCTTGAGCCTGCGCCGTACCGCTTCTGGGTTGAGGTGCATAATCGGCAGTTCGTCGCATACGTATGAAGCACTGACCCACCCATATTCGACGCCGTCTATTACGCGCTTCTCCATGCCGCCAAAATAGAAGTCCATAATCCATCGCAGAATCATGAGGTCGCGTTCGTCTATTGATTGATGTTCATCGCGCAGATTAAGGACTTGCTCTTGGCTGAAGCCGAATATCGTGTATTTCATTTTCGCCACCACCTAAAAGAAAGCCCCGTCACAGGTTGCAGCTGCGACGGGGCTTTCTATTTTCATGCCGTTAAGGCTTGAAAAGCTATGTCATTTGCAAGGCTGCAACCCTCGCGTTCTTAAATTATAGCATCACGACTCCTCGATGCTGTCATGTCTCTTTGATAATTTTTCCGTATCGGTAAGCTACTAGCTTCCGCTTCATCAGGTATATCTGGGTTTTCATTCCCTTCACATCTTCCCAGATAACATCGCCGTCAGAATCCGTGTAAACGAAATCGACTACATAATATATTCCGCGAAAATGCTTGCCTTGGCAGTCAAACGGCGGTATCAACTCTTCCCTGACTTGCCTTTTGAGGTCTGATATCTCGCCGTTTCTCTCCATTTCGCGCAATTTAACGTACCGATTGGCCTCTCGTCTTGAATCAAAGACCATGCCATCTATCTTAGTTTTTTTAGCGTTGTACTTGTTAATCGTAATCACCTCGGCTCTTCAACATATTCCCAATGGTATCCACCAGATGTTTTTGACTTCCCACGGCACACGTTGGAAATAGCTTTGAATGAAATACCAAGCTGCCTACCAGCTTCGGAGATTGACTTGTAGACTTTGCCAGTTTCGACGCAAGCTTGTCGACGACTTCAAAATCCACGTACTCGCACGGAACGACTACCAGCTGCGTGATTTTGTCCCCACGCTCGATTTTGTAAGGCTTGTCTCCGTGATTGCAAAGCTTAACCATTATCGACCCAGTATAGCCCTCGTCGATGACGCCCTCGGACGTGATGCCGTGCCAGACATTCAGACCTGATTTGCTCTTCAGCATGCCGACGTAGCCGTGTGGCAGCTGGATGTGAACGCCCGTGTCGATGACGCGCGAACCCCTCGCGGGAACATACGTGTCGATTGGCGAGCGAAGGTCTGCCCCTGCGTCCGTGCCGTGGGCACGCACGGGAACGAACGCGCCACTATCGAGTTTGATTTTCATTGCCTTCATCCTTCCCGAAGCTGTATCTTGCATACCTCGTGGCCTGTCCGTAGCGGTTCTTGCCGTGCTCCCGCTCCGTGTGTATGTCGTGGCCGTCCTCCTTAAGCTCGAAGATGACAGCCGCGAGCCTTGTCACTCCAAGGTCTTTGAATGCGTCCAGCGGCGTGATGCTGCCGAACTCGCGGATATAATCGAGAACCATCTTCTTTTGGCTCACCATCGTTGCCCCCTTTCTAAATATAGTTTCGTCCTATGACCCGCATCCAGTCATCGAGCGACCAGCCGTAGTGCTCCATCGCCCGCTTCTGCGAAACCTCTTGCAGGTACTTCTCGAACGGGCGGTTGAAGTGCACCGCATAGTCGCTCATGTTGTGCGCGTCTGGCGATAGGAAGACGTACAGGCCAAGCTCGATTGACTTCTTGCGGTTCGGGCCGTGGAAGACCTCGTGACGTACGAGCCACGGTTCGCGCTCGTCGTACCATTCAATCAAGACCCCGTGCCGCTCGTCGTACCATTCGCCGCACCCGAGGATGCTGTGCTCTCTCATTCCTCGCCCTCCACGTACTTCAGCCGTGCGATTTCCTCGCGCGTGAGAACCGGGATGCCCTGCGCTTCGCATTCCTCCCGCGCCCCGTCGATGAGCCGCGAGAACTCCGTCGAATCCATGTGCGAGGAACCCTTGTAGACGCGGTAATGGGTGAACTCGCGACCGCCAGCGAAACCCGTTCCGATTTCCTCGTAGTAGCGGAAGTAGCCGGACACGTCGATGTCGGAACGGACGCTCACGACCTCGAAAGGCGCGTGCTCCCTCAGCATGCGGAAGTGAAGCTCCGAGGTCGGTATCTTCAGCACTCTGCCGAGCTGGTTGACCATCGACCAATAGTAGGCGTTCTGTGTCAGCGTACGCTTGCGCTTGCGCTCCTTGATTTCGTAAAGCTGCTCGCCCTTCGGCTGCTCGAAAAGCCAATGGATTATTTCCTCGGCTGTGCCAATTATGCCGCCCATCATCCCGCGTCGCCCCCTTCCCAATGAGGGGCGGAATGCTTCAGAGCACCCCACCCCGTTTCAGTCTTAAAAAGGCAAATCATCGCCGTAGAACTCGGACTGCGGGGCCTCGGCGTAGGCCTGCCGGGCGTTCCACTGCGGCGCGGGCTGCGCCTGCTGTGGCGGCTGGTAGCCCTGCTGCTGCTGCGGCTTGCGGTTCTGCATCAGCTCGATTTCCTGTGCGATGATGTCCACCTTCGAGTGCTTCTGGCCGTCCTTCTCCCAGCTCGAATAGTGGAGCTTGCCAGCGATTGCGACCTTCATGCCCTTCGTGAGGATGTCGCTCAGCGCCGTGGCTCGGTTACCGAACGTCACGCACTCGAAGAAGTTTGGCACGTCCTCCCACTGCCCCGAAGCGTTCTTGCGACGGTCGTTGACCGCGATGCCGAAGCTCAGAACTGCCGTCCCGCCCTGAGTTACCCGAATCTCCGGGTCGCGTGTCAAATTTCCCGCGATTGAGACGTTGTTGATGCTCATTATTCGACGCCCCCCTTGTTGTTCAGCTCTTCGAGCTTCTTGTCGTATGCGTCCCCCATGACGTGGCGGAAGACGGCGCTGGTGGTCGCATCGTTCCATGTGAGATATTTCCCCGACCAATCGGTGCTCGCCCTGTTGAGCAGGACGTCCTTGACCATTTCAAGGTCGAATTTCGCCTTCAGCAGATTCTTGTATTCAGCGGTCGCGATTTGTACCATATTGTTCTCCATTTCCATCGTTCCTTTCTTTATTTGCCGGTTGCGAAGACGAAAGCCCTGCAACCCTTCGTGTCGTTGTAGATGCTAAGCCCCGTTATCTGGCCGCTCTCGATTCTGACCTTCTCGCAGCGGAAATTGTCGTAGCATTGAAAGCGCCCGTTCTTACCCTGCTTGACGTTGCACTTATCGGCGGGAACCCAGATGAACGGTGCCGTGTAAAGCTCGCGCCCGATGCCGAGCATGAACCCAGCGCGCTTGAATGCATCCGAGGCGCGCCCCTTCTCAGCTTCCATGTTGGAAGGCGTGCCGTTCGACTGCTTGGCAACCCACTGTTGCTTCTGCTCGTCCCAGATTTCGATTGTGCAGAAAAGCTCGCCGTTGATGCTCTGGTAGCTGTCGCGCCACCCAGTCATGCCGAAAGTCTCGTCGAGGATGCGCATGTCGCAGCGGCTGTCCTTATACAGCAGAAGCGCCACGCCCTTCTGGCTGCATTGCGCCACGCGCACCTCGATTTCGTCTGCCCTCAGCTCGCGCATGCTACTTCACCTGCAAGCTTTCGTTGGTGACGATTTCGGCGTGCTCGATTTCGCGCCCATCAGTCAGGGCAGCCTTGATTGCCGTCTTGTTCGGCGTAGGCTCATTGAAGGTCAGCAAATCGCAGGCGTTCTCGCGCGCCCAGCCGATGAAGGAATCATCGACCTGAACGCTCTTGGACTTGCGGTAGCTGCAACGCAACTTGGGCGATTCGAACTTCTCGCCCTTCAGCGCGTAGACCAGAAGTGCCTTGATTCGCTCGGCCTTGTTCTCCACCGCCTTGCGGCGCTGTGCGAGGTTCGCTTCCTCTTCCCTCATCGCCTTGGCTTCGGCCACGAGGTTCTTGTAGAAGCAGCCGATGTTCTCGACCTTCTGCGTGCGCTCCATCTGAAGCTCGTCGTAGCGCTTCTCGTCCTCGATTTCGCCCGTCTCCATATCGACCAGCGATAGGATGGAATCGTCTATCTCGTAAATGCTCATACCCATGTCGTTGCCCCTTTCTCTCTCAGCTCTTCAAGCTCTTCGTCCGTGTAAAACACGTCCTTGCCTTCGAACAGCCTGTTAATCAGGTCGTACAGAGCCGTCATGTGCTCCTTGGTCGGGTTGCCCCTCTCCATAGTCTTCACCGTCCCCGAAAAGATAGTCGAGCGTGAATGCCGCACCGTTGCGCTCTTCCAGCTCAGATTGAATTGCCATCATCTCACCAAGTCGAAAAGGCTGCTTGCCGGAAAGAAGGCGAAAAACCGTGGGAACCGACTTGCCGATTGATTCGGCAATATCTCCGTTCGTCATGCCAGCACGTGCGATTTCCGCTTTGAGATTCTTGTACATCACTCCACCTCCTTATGTGCTCAATGTGCGCACTTATGTGCTCCAACAATTTCCATTATAGGTATGATTTTTCAAATTGCAGTAGATTTTTCTAATTTTGTTATCATTTACTATCAAAAAATGAGCACTATAGTGTTTACAGTGGACACCTATAGATTATATAATTGTCTCAGCAAACGTGGTGGTACCAACGTTTAGCGGGGAAAGGAGTCGAATTTTGGATGGCATTTACTGACAACTTGCAGGCGCTTATGAGCGCAAAAGGGATATCCCGTCGAAGATTGGCGAAAGAATGCGGGATAAGCCCAAGCGCGGTGAACTCTTGGTTCAACCGCAGCTCCGAGAACATCAGCCTTCAGACGCTTAAGAAGCTGTCGGAATACTTCGGGATAAGCATCGAAGAGCTTGTTCATGGCAGGCATCAAAGGAGCGAGATTGCGTTCTCAAGTAGCGCGTATACGGACGAAGAGCTTGACCAGATTCAGCGCTTTGCGCACTTTTTGATAGGGCAACGAGGAAAGGGGTAATTGATGAATGACATATGCGATTTATCTACGAAAATCAAGAAAAGACGATGACGCGGGCTTTGCCGACACGCTGTCAAGGCATGAAAAAATGCTCACGGATTACGCAGACCGAATGGGTCTGACAGTCCATGAGCAAGACATTTATCGTGAAATTGTATCGGGTGAGAGCATCGAAGCCAGACCGCAGATGCAGCGCCTTCTGAAGGCTGTGGAAATGCGCACCTACACGGCTGTATTGTGTATCGAGTTGGAGCGATTGAGCCGTGGTAACGGGGCAGACCAAGCGCGAATCCTCAAGGCGTTTCAATTCTCAAACACCAAAATAATCACTCTGAACAAGACATACGATTTGGCATCGGATGACGAATTCGATGAGGAATTCTTCGAGTTCGGGCTGTTCATGAGCCGCCGAGAATACAAGACAATCAAGAGACGATTGCTCAGAGGAAGGATGCAATCGCAGCAGGAAGGCTACTTCATCGGCTCAACGCTCCCATTCGGCTACGGGAAAATCAAGAACCCCGAAGGCAAGGGCCATATACTCGTGCCGAACGAGCAAACGCCGATTTTGCAGATGATTTTCAGACGATAC